GCGCCTAAAACGCCATCGACATCAACATCGCTGCCAAAATCTGCGCCACCCGTGAACGACGCACCAGCAAGCGACGCCTTCGCGTCCAACGCCGCCTGCAATCCCGAGACGGTGCTGATCGCCTGCGTCCCCGTGTGCGACGACCGCGCCCGCGCGTCCACGTTCGCGACGTTGCCCAGGCCCACCATCGAGGCCGTGATGCCGCTAACCGTGCCAGTGAACGTGGGATTGGCGAGAGGGGCCTTCGAGGCGAGCGAGTTGGTGACGGTCGTCGAGAAGTTCGCGTCTGAGCCCAAAGCCGAGGCCAACTCCGCGAGCGTGTCGAGCGTCGCGGGGGCCGCGTTCACGACGGCGGCGACGGCCGATGAAACGTCGCTCGTGCGGGCGATTGCCGAGGAGAGCCGGGCGTCGGGGAGGATGCCAGACACCAGTGCCGAAGCGTCGGTCGTCGCGGTAGCGTTGCTGCCCGCCGGGCCGGTTGCTCCCGCAGGCCCGGTTGGTCCCGCTGGGCCTTGGATTCCTTGGATTCCTTGAATCCCTTGCTCGCCGCGTTCGCCTTGCGGGCCGGTAGCCCCGACTGAACCCGTGGCCCCGGCGGGGATCGTGAAGTTCAGGACGGCCGCCGAGGTCGTCCCGGCATTGACCACCGAGGCCGACGATCCCGGCGCACCCGTCGCCACGGTGCCGACGGTCACCGATGCCGCCGCGCCCGCCGTCCCCGTAGGGCCGACGCCGCCGCTGACCGAAACGTCGATCTGCGTCTCGCCGACGTTCGCCGTGATCTGCTGATTCGTCACCGTGGCGTTGATCGGCGGCATTTAGAGAGCCTCCACAAAGCCGGTGAGCGCCGTGCGAACCGCGAGCCCCTGCGTCCAGACGAACTTCCACTGGTAGGTGCCGCGGGGCAGAGCGGCGGTCTGCTGGGCCGTCAGGGACACATTCACCTGCCCGTTAGCGGCCGACACGACCGCAAGCGTCAGCGGCACGACTTCAGCCCCCGTGACCACCGAGACGAGGGAGCCAGTGAACGAGTAACCGGTGAGGTCGATGCTGAAGTCAACCAGCGCCGACATCGTGTCACCGCGCACAAACGAGATCGGCAGGTTGCCAGGCGTCTGGTCGTAGGCCATCGAAACCCCTAGTTCTGCGGAGGTGTCTCGACCGCCCGCACCGTGACTGTTTTGACCTTCTCACGCAGCTCCCGCTGCCCGTGAGCCAACTCCTCGAGGGTCGCCGCCTGCTGAGTCTGGACTGAACTGATCTCTCTGAGCGTCTCGCTCGTCGATTCCAAGAACTGAACGTGGCTCTCGACAACTGGTTTTACGAGCGTTCCATGCAGGGAAATCGCCGCCTCGCGACCCAGCCAGATGATGACCCCGAGCAGAACCACCGGAACGCCGAAGCGTTCGGCGACCCGCAGCATAGAGTCGAGTACGCCTTGCTTGATTTCGTCCGCCGTCATCTGCGCCCATCCGTGGCTATTGTTGTATTGTAGCCTTTGGGGCGGCCCCAGAGAGGACATTCGCCGCGACGGTCTGCCGCAGTTTCTCAAGGGTAGACCAGTTGCCGACTACGCGATCGACGAGCGTCTGCGCCACCCCGGCCTCGCTGGCATGACGCATCGACACCCCGCGGACGCAGCCCTCGCCGCGGACGATCTGCCAGACCTCGCCGCCGGCTGATTTGATGGCCGCCGCCTCGTTGTCGAATCGAACGTCGGTCACGACGACGTTGCGGCCGTCGGCCAGGAGCCGGTCGATCCGCCGCATCCCGATGTCGATCCAGATGTTCTCGCTGACCATGCCCCGCCCCCACTCAGTCCCGAGGGTCTGGAGAAGCTGCCGCGGGCTTTTGCCGATCCAGTCGATCTCGGCCTCCTTGAGTTCGCGGTCTTGCAGGTCTTCTGGCAGCAGGCCCGTCACGACGGAGATCATCTCGTAGAGCGGGTCGGCGAACGCCACCCGGTAGCACTGTGCCGTCTCGCGCAGGATGCCCGCCACCGTGTCTTTGCCGCTTCCGGCGGCCCCGCAGAGCCCAATCAGCATGAAAAGTCCCTCCCGTCGAAGCGAATCGTGACCCCCACCGTCTCGTTGAGCCAGCGAGTATTGACGCCCCCGCGACTGAGCATCTCGTCAGCCATCTCGAGGTTCTCAAGCCACCGGCGGGGCGTGGCCTGCCGCAGGCTCACCAGGCCGACGACCTCGCGGATGCCGGCCAGGATGATGCCCCTTGCACAGTCGGTGCAGGCGAACCAGGGGGCGTACATCGTCGAGCCGGCAGTGGCAATTCCCACGGCCGCGGCCTTGTAGATCGCGGCCCGCTCGGCGTGCTCCGTGATCTGGTATTTGCTGGCGCCGTCGATCCGGCAGGCGGCGCGGTTGACCCCGTAGACCAGCCGCTTGCCGGCGACCAGGACGGCGCCGACCTGGGTGTTCGTGTCGTGCGAAACGGCCCTCGCGTAGCGGAGAGCCTCGCGGAGATAGTCAGTCTCGTTCATAGGGCGTACTGCGCTCCTCCATAATCGCGATCCGGTACTGGAGCCGCTCAATCTGCTCGAGCGCCCGGCCGAGGGCCGCCGCCAGCGTCCCGTTCGCGGCCGTCCACGAATTCGACGGGCCGTACTTGTTGACGAGTTCCCAGGCTTTGTTGATTTCGTCGGGTGTCATTTCAAGAAGATCGGGAGCACCTTCGTCACCCGCCCGTGGTCGTGGTCGATGATGACGAGCGACTGGCTTGGGGGCTGATACTCAGCCTTGATGCGGTCGGCGAAGGCGTTGTGGCCGATCAAGCAGCCGTTCGCCACGAAGCGATAGGGCAGCCAACTGAAGCAGTGCCAGTGACCAAAGATGTCGAGGTCGGCCCGCTGGGCCTGGTTCCAGTTACTAATCGCTTTGTTCGCGGGGATCGTCAGCCCGCCCACGCCCCCGCCAAACCGGATGGCGTGGCCGTGGTGCGCCCTCACGATGAATCCGTCGAGGTTGATGTTGTTGAGATACCCCTCGCCCACCTGCCACTCGACGTTCTTTCGCTTCTCCTGGCCCGCCATCGTGAGATAGAGATGCTGCTCGAACGAGTGGTCGTTCTCAGTCGCCATCCGCGGGTGCTTCGTGCTGCGGCCGTGATTGCCGCTCGCCGTCGCCACGAGCACCGGGGCGATCTCGCTCATGGCGTCGATCACGCCACCCAAACGCTCGCCGGCCCAGCGGGTCGCGGCCAGCGGGGCCAACTGGGTCACTTCCACGAGGTCGTCGTGGATATGGCCGGTGATGAAATCGCCGAGCGCCGCCACAACGATCCGACGAATCCCCGTCAGGTGCTTTTCGTGCTCAATGAGCATCGACGCCCGCTGCACCAGTTGCTTGATCCGGCGGTCAGCGATGGCGAGCGTGAAGTGATTCAGGTTGCGGCAGGTTTCGGGCCGCACCTCTTCTTCAACGTGCCAGTCCGACAAGATCAACACCGCCGTCGCCTCCGGTCGCTTGCCGCGCGGGCGGCTGCGGGCGATCTTCTTCGGCGCGACGTCGGAGAGCGCCGTCAAGTTCGCAACGGCCGCCTTCTCGGCGTCCAATTGCTTGAGCGATGCGTCGTACTTCCGCTTCAGGCTCGCCAGTTCATCCCGCAGTCGCGAGTTGCTGGCGTCACGGGCGACGTCTAGGTGCCGCTCGAACGAAGCCAACGAAGGATCGTGTCTCTGTTTCCTGGAACGGGCCATTTGTGCTCCTTCAGCAGGTCCGTGATCGCCTGGCAGAGTGTCGCGTAAGACACCCCCGCGAATTTTCCATCCGTGTACGCCTTCTTGACCTCGCGGAGCCGCTGCTGCGCCTCCGGCGGCAGCTTCGAGAACCACGACCGCTTGGGCTGATTGTTCATCGCGGCGGCGGCCCGCTCGAGCACGAAGTCAACTGGTGAGAGCTTTGGCATCACTCTGTCTCCCTATAGCCGAGAGTCCAAAGAACCCTCGAGAGGTCGCGGGCGGATTCGGTGATATGTTCTTCGCTCACTGTTGGGTACAGGGCGTGGAGGCACTCGTGGACGATGGTTTCGAGGCGGGGGCGGTTCGAGAGTTTCTCGTCGATGAGAATCTTCCGCTCGAGCTTTGGGTTCTTGGAGTCCGGTAGATAGGCCCAACCGGCGGCGTTGCCGCGGAGGCGAGTGAATCGAAGGAGCCACTTGACCCCTGCCAGCGTGAAGTGGTGGTCTTCCGGCATGGGGATATTGTGGCTATGTAGCCTTATCGGTCAAGGCGAGGTTTTTGCTAGCACGGGCGGCGCCAGCGTAGAGCGAGGGTCAACGTGCGGGCAGGGCGTCAAGCGTCAGGGAACGCGGCCGTTGGCGGCGTGAAGTTCGCCGTGTAGCGGGCGACGCCCTTGGTCACGCGGAACTCGTCGATGTAGCCATCGAAGTTGCCGCCGCCGCTCGTGTCGCCGCCAATCACGGGCAACGAGAAATTTCCTGAAGTTGCTTGCGTACTCGTCCCCGAGCCCACCTGAGAGCCGCCGACGAACACCCGCACGGTATTGCCGCTACGAACCGCCGCGACGTGATACCACTGCCCGGTCGTCATGCCGTGCGGACCTTCGGCAGTCGGATTCACCCAATCGCCAACATTAAAAACGATGTTGCTGGGTGAAATCCAGAAATCTGTTCCATACCTGAAACTGCTACTCCCTAAGCCGAGTATCCAGAACGAACCCGAGTCCGTGGTAGACGGGAGCGAGTTCAGCCGCACCCAGGCTTCGATCGTGAAGTCTCCGGTGCCGAAATCAAAAGCGGCGGTTGATGTCGGAAGCGTCAGCTGGTGTCCGCTTGCCTTTACAAACAAACCGCTTGCGCCACCAAACCGGCTCTGCGCTGTGCTGATGGTCCCGCCAGATGCGGTCACTGTCTGCGGAGTCGAAGAGGAATCCGTGAACGTCGTGCTGCCGTTACTGCCATTCATGTGCAGCAAAAGCGAGACGTTGGCGAAGAGCGGATCGGTGACAGTCCATGTCGAGAGCGCGGCCCGCTTCCATGTGTTGGACGCCACGCAGACGTAGATGTTGTTTGGGTCGTAGGCCATCGCCCCAGCGGTGCCAGTTGAGCCAGGGGCGTCGGGCACGCTCGCCCACGACATTCCGCCCGTTCCGGCATCTCCGCGCGGGATCGTGAGCGATAGCGTCTGGCTGGGGGCCGTGCCGGTGATGGTCGCGCTTGCCGACGAGCCCGCTGCGCCGGTGGTCACGGTGCCGATAGAAAGACTGTTTGCCGGGCCAGCCGCGCCAGTGGCCCCCGTCTCGCCAGTATTTCCGCGCGGGATCGTGAGGGAGAGCGTCTGATTCGGAGCGGTGCCTGTGATGGTCGCGGATGCGTTGCTCCCGGCCGCCCCCGTCGTCACCGTGCCGACGCTCAATG